TAATCTCTAAACCAAACTTTTGATATAGATCACCAGCTCCGTCAAATCCTTCTGGATTTTCAACGTATGCTTCAATCATATATGCATCATCAAACTTAGACGCTAAGTCTTCTCCAAACATATTATCACGGCCAACTAAAGTCCTAGGGATATAATAGACGTCTTGTCCATATATCTTTAAGGATTCTATAACCAGATCTTCGTAAACTGATTGCTCAGATTTTACGGACTGAGAGAAATATACATTTCTAGGCATTCTTTACCCCGTGTAAAAATCGACTGGCTGTTCCCAGTTCAATCTAATTTCTTCGTTTAATTCTTTAAGCTCTTCTTTAGCATCTTCTAAGATTTGTCTACCGTTGAATGTTACACCACCCGGCATTACCATCCCTTCAAACTTAGATAGGTTAGTTCCCCATTGATGTTTAATTAAAGCAGTTGCGTATCTTTTAAGAAAGTAATCGTTGTATACATCGGTATAAGTCTCAGGATCTAATATTCTATAGCATTCTACGACGATATACGATCCAACTACTACTTCTTTTGACCAATCCATATCAACTCTTAATTGATTTTTATGACGATCAAAACTTATATGCTTACCGTCTGGATCTGTTAAAATGTCTACTAGAGATAACCATTGTTGAGCCATTTCATACTCAACGAGAGAACCCATATAACCTAATGAATACAAATCGTTCAAATGCATTTGATATTTAATATCAAACATATTATTAGCTGCGATAGTATCTCTAATTGGAAACAATCTAACAACATCAGTAACCAATTCGGGTATAGTTATATACCCATTAGTTATATCAGCTGCAGTTACCGGATGCTTTAAAAATACCTTTTCAATTGCATCCGCATGATAATGTTGATATAGTTGTAGAGCTTCGTCTACTCTATCTTCAACTTGGTCTTCATCTACATTAATTTCAACTACAGGAGCACCAAGGCTTCTGAGGCAGTAATCTATAAATGTTTGTCTTGTATTTGGTTTTGCCATAGTACTATTTATACCTTAAGGTTTTTGAGGCCACACAACAGTATCCATAGAGATATATGTATCTGTAATATCTCGTAATGCTTGTCGATAGTCTATCTGTGCTTGAGTCATTGTGAGGTCTGAGTTTGCCCACCAGTCGGTTTCTGCAATTTTAATGTTTCGGAAATGACGGACTGTTTCTAAATCGGCCAGTGCTATCTCTTCGTCAGATAGCACTATTACGTCTGCTGAATCTATTGCAGCAATTGCTGCAGCTGCTATCTCTTCGGCTCGTGGATTTACATATTCTATTATGCCGTCTTCTCTTGTTCTTTCTATAAAATTATTCATTAGTAAACTCCCGAAGTATTAGCACTATATGAATATGTAAGTACGTCAATACTAAAATCTGTGTGTGATCTTCCTGATTGACAATACAAAAATCCTCCAGTATATGCGCCGCTTGTTTGTAGTACGATAACCAAATAATCAGGCGAATCTGATGAATAATAATAATTTACAATCCCTCCTGCATCACCCCAGTTGATTAGTCTTGGTGAATGAGGAGTAGCGGTCGGCCCGTAGGTGTAAAGGGTTACAGAGTTATGCACATTGGCACCAGAGTAAGTGTACCCATTATACTCAAATTTCAGCATCTTATGTCCTTGATGGGGCTGACTTGTTTTTATATGTACATATGGTTGACCAACTGCACCAAAGAATCCTAGATTTACTCTATTCCCAGCATGACTGCCGACAGTATATGCTTCAATAAGCTTACCGCTAGTGCTATATAAACCAGTTTCATTTAAATAGACACCCATTATTTAGCCTCCAATTCGTTAATTCGTGTTTTCAATTCTTTTATCTCTTTTATAGCGTCTTGCAAAGCAGCTACGATTACCGGGGTAATACGTCCGTAATCCATTGACATCATGTCCTCACCTTCAGGATCGCCCGAGACAGCTTCTGGAACGATGTCCAGCATCTCTTGAGCAATGAAGCCGTGAACTGTGTCTGCCTCTGGGTCAGATTTCCAGCCGTGCGTGACAGGGTTCATCGCCATCAGCTTGTCTGTGCCGTCAGTGATGGTTTCGATGTCTTTCTTTAGGCGACGGTCAGAAGTGGTAGTGTAAGTTGTACCAGTTGTAGAAGATTGAATACTTCCCACATCGGCATTACTGTGACGTACACGGAAGTGTAATCCATTAGAGCTACCGCCACTTTCAATGTTCCAGTCAGCAGACTTGTCGAGCATGATTCGTCCAGCGTCTAACTGAATTACGTTAGCACCTGCACTTGTTCCACCGATACATACAGTATTACTGCCAGCGTTAACATGTAACATGTTAGCGTTGCCGTCAGATTCAACTCGGAAGTTTATATCTGCACTATCTTCGTTTACTACAATCTCACCTGCTTGGAACAGTAGACCATTATTAATGGCTCCTGCATCGCCAGTGCCATAACCCAACATAAGCTTCGCACTGTTATTACTTGATATACACGTATAGGCAGTACTATCGTTTCTCATAGACATTAGGCTAGTGCCTGCCCTCGAGAGAGAGAATATGGTATCTCCGTTGGAGTTAACTCTCATTACCTTACCACCCGTAGGTGAGCTAGTCCCATTACCCACATCAATTAAGTAATCAGGTGTACTTGTGTCAATACCAAGCCGATTATTTCCACCATCTACGAAAAGCATGTGTGTATGCGCATCTGACTCAACACGGAAGTCTCTATCTAACCCTCCTTCGTTAAAGACTGCTCCTGTGTCGCCATTGAATTCGGCAATAGAAGCAGGGCCACCACCTCCAGCTGTGCCGCCAATTATCTTGACGTACCTTGAGCCTCCAAGATTTGCGGAGTATGAGTTAGCCGCAATTACTACGTTTCCATCTGTACCGTCAGTGCCTATGTAGCCATGTGTGTAGGGGCTGTTACCTATCGCAACCCCCTTATCTAAAACTAAATCATAAGTACGAGTCGAGCTTCCGTTTAAAACTGGGATGGCTGACGAACCCATAACGACTTTATTACCACCACCATCAACAAACAGAGCATGAGTGTTAGCGTCAGACTCAACGCGGAAGTCAGCGTCTATACCACCTTCGTTGAAGACTGTATGGTATCCAGCAGCAGGGGTAGTTGTTACACCACCGCCAGAAGTAAACTCTATATTTCCAGTAGCTAGACCAAAGTACATATTAGAACCACTGGCTGTCGCTGTGTTCTGGATTACAGACCAGTTGTTGTTTGAACCGTCTTTGTCATTTCTAAGAGATAGACCTTTGCCTTGGAGGTTTAGATCTGTATTGTTGGTGTACCCTATGCTTCCAATTGAAACACGGTTATTACCACCATCAACAAACAGCATATTGGAGTTTGTGTCAGATTTAACTCGGAAGTCAGCGTCTACACCATTTTCGTTAAATACTACATTCTGCCCAGCTAGAGGATAGGTAGTTAAATCTCCCCCCACTCCCAAAGTCATTCTAGTTTGAGAACTGGTTTGGAAATTCATATCGGCTGACGAAGAATTAGATGTGATATTAAAATCACTACCGTCAAACGAAATATTAGCGTTACCTGAAGAGGCTGTGGGGATGTTTATATAGCCATTGTTGCCTGTTTTTATGCCATGGTTAAATATCGCTGTACCTGCATCTGACATATCCAAAGTGAGGGCTGTGATGATTCCTATTCCTGCATCGTTGCCTTGGAATATAATGTCTTTATCGGAAACCTGAGATTTAATTATAAAGTTATCCGAAACATTAATTCGCCCTCTATCTCCACCCCCGTCTTTGAATACTATATCCCCACCATCAGCATCAAGAATAATATCTCCTGCAACGTCTAGTGTTAGGTCGTTGGCACTTGAAATCTCTCCGGCACCGCCGTTATGATATATCTGCATATTATTACCAGGGCCGAGCTGTAATTGTGACCCCGCAGTATTAAGTGCTAAGCTGCCTGCAATACTACCATTACCAGTAAAAGCAGGTGAAGCAATAGGAGCTTTTGTCGCTAATGCCGTAGTAAGAGTAGTATGGTAATCATCATCATCGTTGATTGCTGCAGCCAATTCATTAAGAGTATCTAATGTGCCTGGAGCTCCTCCGATTAATGTAGTAAGTTCTTGTTGAACAAATGCTGTACTTGCCGCTGCTGTAGTATTAGTACTTCCAGCCGCAGTTGCGACAGTAACAGTCTTACCCGTTAAATCCATTGAAGTATGTAACTTTGCATGAGTTATATTAGCGTCAGTTATTTTTACTGTAGTTACTGCATCATTCGCAAGTTTTGCGGTTGCAATACCTCCGTCCG